AATCTATTTATAAGTTTTTAGTTCTCTTTATAGAACGGATTAGGTTTTATAAACCCTTTTTGGTCAAAAGCAATTACCTTCATGGAATGAAGTTTATCAATTGTTTTTTCTGAGCCTTGGCGAACGCCGAGCCTGTATGAGGAGTAAGAAGCTCCTACGATACAGGCGGCAAGGAGTGCGTATTCAATCATATGAACTTACGGTTAAGTTCAGTTAAAAATCCTTGTTTTCTCATTTCTAGTTCAAATACCATAGCGTCTTTTAATAGTGCAAAGAGGTATTCCGCTTTCCAGGTTGGATTTGATGGAGGTTTATCTTTAACTCTAACTTCAAAAGCTACCTTTTTACCTTTCATGGATATAGACATCAATTCTCTCCGCAAATTTTAATGGTAATTCTCTATCAAATGCTCTAGGATGTTTTCCTAGGGATTTTGCAAATTCTTTCCTTGGACCTCTACCGTGTAGAGTTACTCTATACCTTGGTAATTTTTGTGGTATTTTTGCTGTATATCCATTGTCAAAAGCACTTTGTGCGTATCTTTCTTTTAATTTATTTACTTTATTAATTGACTTTACAGCATTTCTAACTGTTTCAATTTCTAACATACTTCCAGCACATTCAGTATATGCAGTCATTACATAAGCATCTGTTCTCATGATGTAAACGCCTCCACTAAAGATATAATCATAACAGCTACGATTCCACCATATAGGAAATACATAGCGTTAAATGTTCTTTGCATTGATTGGTCAATTTCATCGAATTTGTCCATCACTTTTTGATAAGATTTATCTAATTCTTTACTCATACTATACTCCATGTGTCATGTGTCCGTATGCATCCGGGCATTCATTAAGTTTTTTTCCGCACATGCATGTGCCTTCTTCTTCAATTGTTGGTGCACCAACTGCTGACCTAATTTGGTCTTCGGTCGCATTCATTGGTACTCCAAATTCGTTGTAATAATCCATTTTTACTCCTTTTTCCATTATATTATTATTATACCATAAACATGAGAAAATGTACAGTGTTTCCTGTACATTTTATTAACAACCTTGAGGCCACTCTTCGAACCTCTTATTTGCTAATTGTTCTATTGCCCAATCTCTATCAGTTAGGCCAACTCTTTCGTCCCAAGAATCACAAACTCCTGGTTTCATTCCGCCATCTAATTCTCTTAAAATCGCACTAGTTGACATTTGCTCAACCTCTTCTACGATTCTTTCGATTATGATTTGATTTGTTTCGTTTGACATTTTATTCACTCCTTTTTAAAATATATAATTATTATACCATGATATATTGGAAATGTACAGTGTTTTTTGCAAAAAACTTGCAAAAAAATAGCCTAGTTAAAGGCTATTTTTCTATAATAAAAATTAGTCACTCTTAACCAAGGTGTAAACACCCCATAATAGGCCTGCCCAAGCGAGCAGTTTGGCTAAGCCGCCAAATAAGATTACTGAACCACAAACAACTATAAGTGATAGACCATCTATAGATGTTCTCTCTCCTAATCTGTCCATTACCCAATCTTTAGCTTTTAGTAACATATTCATATATTTTCCTCTCTATATTTTGAAATCCGCAAAGGTGTCCTTGTTCTCAGACTCCCCGAATTTATTTATTGGTTTGTCAGGTATCATATCCGTCATTATGTCGGATTGAGCTGACTCCTCCACATCATATAATTTCATGCGGGACCTGTCTATACCAATCACAAATCTTTTGTACTTGGTCGGGTCATTATATCGATTTTTTAATTGCTTTACCATCATCTGACCCAGCTCATCTAGTTCCTCTGTCGATATCAAAGCGAACATTAAATCAGCTGTCGCTGGTAAACCAAATGACTCTGATGTATCTTCCAATCCAAGGTCTGTATTACTAAACCCTGACCTGGTTGTTTGCGTTGCCGAAACAATAGGTACATCAAACTCTACAGCAAGGCCACGTAATTCTTCCGCGATGGCTTTGATGTATGAATAACTATTTATACTTCCACCGAGGCCGCGCATACGGCTAGAGGCACAAATATTTAAATAATCTATGTAAATAATATCCGGACAAAAGTTCTTTTTCATCTTTAATTCGTTCAGTAAAGCACGAAAGTGGCCAGTATGCGCTGCACCAGTTGGATATTCTTTTACGATTAATTTACCAATTGTTCCTTTTGCAATTTTACCTATCTTTTCATTAAAGACATTTTTTGGTAAACTCTCAAGTTGTTGGATTGGTAGGTCCATTAAGTTGGCATCGATACGTTCAGCGATACGTTCTTCTGCCATTTCCATTGTAATATATAAAACATTTTTGCCTTGTTCTAGTACTGATGCAGCACAATGACACATAAACAAAGATTTACCTACACCAGTACCAGCAAGGGCGATATTTAATGTTTTATTTGGTAATCCGCCTTTTGTAATTTTATTGAAGTAATCTAAATCAAAGGGGATTCTATTTTCTTTTCTATTATAAAAACTAAATCTGTCATCTGAATTATCAATATAATCATGACCGATATCTTGGTCGTATGAAACGCCAAGAGCTTCTGATAATATTTCAGGTATTGCACCTTCTGTTCGGTCTTTATCTTTACCATCAATAATTTGGATTGATTCCATGATGGCGTTATAAACTGCTCTATCTCTACACCACTTTTCTGATTCATTAATTAAGTAATCAGTATCAACATCTGACTTTTGTGCAATTTCATTAATAAGCGTAGATGCTTGAGTTAATGTATCGGGATGAGCACTTTGTTTTTCTAGCTCTAAAGCCAAAACTTGAGATGTTGGTAGTTTATTGTGTTTAGCAACAAACTTTGTAATCATATCAAAGACAATTTTATGTGTGCCTTCAAAATAATCTTTCTTAATATAAGGAATTACTCTACGGCAAAAGTCCTCGTTATTTATCAGTTGGTTGAGTATGTGTGTTTGCAGTTCCAATCTTCGCCTCTTTGTTTTCTAATGAATCCGTAATTATATATTGTAGTAAATCGCCTAAATAATGTTGGAATTCTTCATTCTTTAATAAATCGTCTGGTTCAAATTCACCAGGGTCAGTAAGGTTCCAATTAAAGGAAAGTTTTGCTGTATCGTTGGCTGGGTCTTCTTTTACTGAGACTGCACCATAAGTTACGATGACATCTGCATACTTTCCTTTTTGAATTTTAATTCCATAAAACTCAGAACCTGGATGTTCGACCATAGTGAATGTTCCAGAATCTATACTATTATACACTATTTTAGTCCTCTTGTACAGTGTCTGGGTCAATCTCTACATCTAGTAATGGTTTATGACCTATTGAATAGTATGTCTTAACAAACTCTTTAAAGTCTGTTTCTTCTAAAACTGGTTTCCAAAATGCTTCAGTTAGAGTATCTTTTTCTCTTACTTTTGGTTCTATAATTTCGCCAGTTTCTCTATCGACTCTAGCATACCAACCGACATTTGGTTTTACTACATAACCACCTGCCATAGCAACATCGAGCATTCCGCCATATTCTGAAATACCACCTTCCCATGTAACTGATACTGGAATCTTAGATTTTTCTTTTACGAACCTAGATTTCTCAACATTAATCACAAAGTTATAGCCTTTGATTTCGCCTGACTTTTTCTGTTGTTGTCTTCCAATAATCCAAATATTATCAGCTGAGTAATAGATACCTGTTCCGCCTGAAACAATTGCTTTAGGGAATAAACCAATCTCTTGATAAGTATGGTTTACAGCAAGCAATGGAATATTCTTCATAGTTAAGTAAGGTGTAACCATTCTAAATAATCCTTTAAGTGCTTTTGCTCTAGACATATCTGCAACTGATTTTTCATTCTTGGCATCTTCTAGTTCTTTCTTAGATGCAAGGTTACCAATAGAATCGATAACAACAATAACATTATCTTTTCTGTCAATATTATCTAATTGGTTTACGATATCAAATTTGAGTTCTTCAACATCTGTAATTGGTGTGTGTAAAACTCTAGATGTATCAATACCAAATGCTTCAAAATAGGATTGTGGTGAACCAAACTCTGAATCATAGAACAACAATACAGCATCATCATGTTCTTTTAGATAAGCAGCTGCCATAAGTAAAGCAAATGATGTTTTAAAATGTTTACTTGGACCAGCTAAAACAGTAAGCCCTGATGATAATCCTCCATCAATATCGCCAGATAAAGCGACATTAATCATTGGAACTGGTGTTGTAACCATATCCTTTTCTGTAAAGAAATGTGAATCTTGTAGAATTTGCGTTTCTTTAATTCTACTATTCTTTTTAAGTTTATCCATTACGCCCATTATTTTCTCCTATTTCTATATGAACCAAGGTCATTTTGCCTTTCGTACTTACGCCATCTGGCAACGGCCTCTTTTTTCTTTCTTCTTCGCTTCTGGTTTGGTTTTTCAAAATATTCTCTTTCGCGAACTTCTTGAACAATACCAGCCCTTTCACATTGTTTTTTAAATTTTCTTAATGCGACATCAAAAGGCATCGGTTTTGCCGGCCTTTTATCTCTTGGATGTCTCTTCCGAGGTGTTAAATCTACTTTAGGCAACGAAATCCTCCCCTGGTTCCCAACTGCATCCAGTTAGTCCTCCAGCCTGAAGTGCCTTTAGTGTTCTCAATACTTCTTGTGCATTTCTGCCAGTATCGAGTGCGTTGACTGACACGTGTTGAATAACACTGTCTTTATCAATGATAAATGTTGCTCTATAGCAAACACCTTCTGCTTCATTAACAATACCTAGTGCGTGGCTTAAACCTAAACCACAATCAGCTGCAAGTGGATGCTGAATACTGCCGATTAGCTCGTTGTCTTTCTTCCAAGCTAATTTACAGAACTCATTATCACCGCTGATTCCGATGACATTTGCATCATCGTTTAATGCATCCATTGCCGCAATCTCAGTTGGACAAATGAATGTGAAATCTTTAGGATAGAAATAAACTACAGTCCAATCTTTTTTCAAAGGTTCATAACTGCTACTTACATCTACACTAATGAATTCGTTATCTTTTGAAATACCCTGTAAATTGAATTCAGGGAATTTATCTCCTACAGTTAACATAGTTTTCTCCTATTAATGTGTGTATATTATACCATACTTTAACCATTTTGTACATGGTTAAATTGAATATTTTGCTCTTTTTCTCTTTCGTCCCTATCATATTGTGACCTATAATTATTATTAATCTCAATCGCTTTAGCCAAAAGAGTTAGTTTATCGCTAAACTTTGAAAATGCTAAAGTGTCTTTAGGGAAACATGCTCCGCCATAACCTTGCTTTCCATCATAACCTGGAACTTTGGTATGCGAAATACTGACTCTATCGTCAGCACCTACGGCCTTAATAATTTTATTAAAATTAACATTGCCATAATCATTACATGCATCGTATAGCTGATTAAAGAATGTTACCTTTGTTGATAAGAATGAATTAATAGCATATTTAACAAAACTTGCTTCTGCTTTATTCATTTTATAAACTGGACAAGGTGAACATAAACTAAAGTTTTCGTAATAATACTCTAGTTTCTCAGCTTGAGCTTGTAATCCGCCAATAATGTGAAACTCTGGATTTACGAATTGTTCACATGCTGACTTTTCAGTTAGAAACTCTGGATTATATAATACATTTACTTGATTGTATTTATCAATTGTACTTGGTGTAATAGTAGATTTAATTACAATCATACTTGTTAATTCTTTTAAATTTTCCATTACACTATCTAAAATAGTTGTATCAATATCACCATCTTCTGCCATAGGTGTTGGTACACAAACAAAAGTTAAATGTGGTTTCCAATCTACTAACTGTTGTTGGTCAATACCATCATGGCCATATTTTGGGTCGAGTATTTTTTTAGTTACTGCGGGATTACTAAATCCATAATCAACAGCTTTTCCTACAAAGCCGTGTCCAATAATTGC